CTTACGAAATAACTCCTACTGTGTTAGTAAGCCATTCAATGGCGTCATGTACTTCAGCAGGGGTAAGCAGGACGGCATGACTATCGCTATCGTCCGATAGCATAATTTTTACACCATCGCCGCCGAGGTCTAACATACTAAGTTCGTAGCCTTCGCCCTTCTTGAGTGAAAACGGAGACTGAACTTGAATGTTCTCTTTTGGTATTTTTTCGCTACTTTTCATTTATACCTGAATATGCCCCACAACAAGCCATTCCTACCATTCCAAACTTAAAAGAGAGGACTGGATTAACAGTACATGGCAGTTCTTGCAGTTTACACCAGCACTTACCTCGCCGCTGGTCACAAGTATCACAACAGTCAGATACGCCTATCCACATTTTTGCCGCTTCTTTATTTTTTTCCCGAGCTAATTTAAGCCATTGTGCCCATCTGTGCCGACGTGAATTTGCCGACATTTTTTTGGATACTCCGAAAATCTGCTCAAAAGGCGATGTTAAGCAAACCGGTTGTAATTCATCTAATGTTAATTGTTCCATTGACTACTATTCCTTATTTTTCATTTTAAATAGTTTACCAACTCCCTTGGAGTACGAGATAAAGTTATTCTGTTGAATCTTCTTTAACTGAAACTTTATCATCTTGTGGCGTGATAGTAATTACTACGCCCTTGCACTTGAATTTAATTTTACCATCGTCGAGCCGTTGCAGCTTTGCCTCTCTTGCAAGTTTCAGTATTTTTTGTTTTAGCTCGACCTCCTCATTCAATGCTGCCAAGCGAGCAGCTTGAACTTTTTTATAGCGACGAGCTATAGGTATGATACTCTTCATATTTTCAGGATCAACATCGATCAAAGCAAGTTGGTCCCCGCTTGTCCCCGTTTTGGTTTTCCCTTTTTCCTTTGCCATCTTTGTGATTCCTTTCTAAAATATAAATTTCAGTTCTTAGTCTTTTGAGTTTCTGAAAATGTAATAGCAATTGCCAACGCAGACCAAATATCTTTACGAACCCCATACAAAGGGCCGGGTTGTTTTTTTGTGCCTATTTGCGGCGTTGCACCTCCTCCTGTTGCCGGATAGCGGTCGATAATAGCCTGCCTGATATTTCCATCTTTCGCCCGCATGGAATGACATAGGTGCATCTTGACGTCTTTGCGATAAACTTTGGTGTGAGGTTTTTTCCAGCCGACTTCGTGTGATTCGATAAACCTGCCTGTCCACAGACAAGTCTCAAAGACTGCTTTACCAACGGCCATCCCATAACAAGCCACCATCTCTATTGCTAAGTGTTCATTGGAGGTTGTTCTAATAATACTTAACATATCTTCATTGGAGAAAATACCAAACTCTCTTAATCTATCGTGCTCATATACAACATAGGCACTCTTTTTAGTGCCCGGGTCTATCGCTAAAATTCTCATGTGATTTCCTTATGGCGTAGGTTCTGACATTTTTTCTGGATTATTCAACGCAAATTGACGAAAATCTTCTATCGATTTCGTAACAGCGGCTTTTTGCGGCAAATGGTCTAATATCATATTGTAAGCAACAAGCGCAGCCAAAGCCTTACGATCTTTCGCTCGGAAAATAAACAAAGGTTCATTTTCCGGGACAAGTTCTCCATTGCTGCGTTTCTTTAATTGATTGTTTTCGATTTTATATTTTCTTTCGTGCATTCTTACCTCACTTTCTTGTATCACATTGATTTACTTCATCCCAAAACCGCCCCGCTCGTTCTTTAGGGCTACAAACAGTGTTATTCCGTTCTTTTTCTTCCATAATATTATAATAGTGGGCTGTTTGAGATTTTCTTGGGTTTGATATACGCTTTCCTCTGGCTTCTTCCCAACATTTTTCACAACACGACATTTCTTATCTCGCTTTCTGCTCTAAAATTATTTTCTCTAATTTATTTACTGGAAGGTCGGCCCATGCCGCAAATTTCGTTTTCTTAAAAACCTCTCTGCATGAATCGCATAGATAAACCTTCTTGCCATTTTTATCGATCTGATATTTACTGGCAGGATTCCGGTCAATAACACATACTTTGGGCGTTTCTTTTTCCCTCCCATCCCGCCCACTCCATGTAATAACTTTCTGCTTCCAATTCCTGACACTATTGCCTTTTGAATCTACCCACCCACTCTCAGTAAAATACTCCATGAATTTTTTAGCATCCACGTCATAGCCTTTTTCCGAGATATATTTTTGAACTTCACTAAGAATAGGTGGAATAAACTTCTTACCTTTACCTTTACCTTTACCTTTACCATAGCCCCTTGTAGAGGGGCTTGCGCCCTTTGTGATGGGGCTTGTAAGGGGCTTGTTTTGGAAGTTTTTATGAGAATTAAGACTTTGCAATATCGAATTATGAACACGATTTTCAGGGTTAAGAGGCCAATTTCTTTGATGTTTCAGAAAATTAACCACACGAATATATTTACCATCACTTTCAACCTTACCCATAAGGGCCTCATAAGCCCCTTGTAGAGTCCTTAAATTTAGCTTCGTAGAGAAAGCGGCTTGCCCCCAGTCAATTTCCCAGAAACCAGCTACATCACATTCATCACATAAATACAGAAACAGTAATTTTGCGCTGGGCTTGAGTCCCCGAAACCAGCAATCTTTCCATTTCTCTGTTACTGTAAACCGTCTTGGCACTTTATTTCTCCGCCATCCTTAGCTGTCCTGTTTAACCCATTAAAAGCTTAGACATTTGTGTTTGTTCAAGTCTTTTTACATTTTCAGGTAATTTCATAAAATCACTAACTGTACTACCATCAGGCAAGGCCATATCGGCAAGAAATTGGTCATTAAAGCTTTTTAGACCAGCTTCAATTTCTTCAAGTTTGGCTTTAATAGAAAGCAACAATATTCGCCACCGTTGCCTGCAAGCCTGCTTATATTGCGCAGTTGTTATATTCTCGCAAGGTGGATTCGGCACGTTAATTTTGTACACCTTACCGTCGTTCTTGAAAATAATGCCTGCACCACGAGGATTAACTCCAATACCAAATTCCTCAATACCATATCTTAATAAAGTATCTTCAATTTGAGATTTTGAGCGCGATATGGGAACGCTTGTATTTTTAGCGTACTGCGCCATTATTTAATCCTTGTCTCTATAAAAAACTTCTTTTCAAACTCCGTTTTGGTTTGTTCTTTGTCGAGGTTGTCTCCGCTCATGTGCAGCAGATGTATCTCCCTGCACTTCGACAGATCGCAAAACTCCGACAGATATCTCATTGCTTCGCGTTTTTCCATGTGCGAAGTTAAGAGTCTTCTTGCGAGCGATTCGTCAATGTCTTTGGTGTCAACTCGTTTTTGGAGGACGTCTTTGTCATAAGAACACTCGATAGCGATAATAGAAAAAGGTACTTTGAACCGCTGCGTAATGTGACTGGTATCGGTAGCGAACAATAGAAACTTATGCGATTCTTTTACCCGAATAATAAAACCTAATGGCTGAACTGCATCATGGTTGACCGGAAAGAATAACACTTCAAAACTATCGAGCCGTAGAAGCGTTTGTGAAGGCGTGGGGATTGCTCTGTGGTTATCAAGGACATCTAAAACATCCAGCGTGTCACAATCCGAGTAAACATCTATCCCGGCCTGCATGACCTTTTTAACAGCCTTGCTGTGGTCTGCGTGCTCATGGCTCACCAGACAGCCCACAATGCCGCCCAGGTTATAATCAAGGGCCTCCTGTAGCTTGGCCCAAGGCACGCCGCATTCGATCATAAGACGCTTGCCATTGGCCGCCGTGACCATGTAAAGATTGCCGAAACTCGAACTATATAGTTGCTGGAACTTCATTCTTTGCTTTTTCCTCAAACACTGCGAGTTCATCACAGAAATACATGAGCTTGACGATGGGATTGTGATACCAAGCGTTTCTCAGAGACTTGCCGTAACGGGCTTTTTGGCTTTCTTCTTTGGTCATTCCTTCGCACTTGGAGTGGTCGCCTCTTAACGGGTATTCTGCCGAAGTCTTGTATTCCCAGGAATCTTCTTCGTAGAATTCATTAAGGCCGTAGACGCCCATGTGATACTTAATCATCAGCTCTTCGAGCTCAGTTAGTTCGATGTGCTTTTTGATTCGCTCAATGGATAATAAGGCATGGCCTTTGGGTTGTTGTTTGTTCCACTTGTAAGGCGATTCGTCACCGATATAAGCACCGACCTTGCATACATCATGTAGCAAGGCGGCGATGACGATAGCTTCTTCGGTGATTTCAAGCGGTTTTTGTCCAGGCGAAAAGTCTCGCCCAAGATTGAGCATACCACAACGATTATCCAACAGTTCGTAAACCCTCAGTGAATGCTCTGCTAGTCCTCCCTTGTGTGCCCCGTGAAACTTTGTCGATGCCGGACACTCGAAAAACCCGCTTTCTCTGAGATAGCAGACAAGGTCAGTCACGCCCTCTCTGTTTGTCGATTCCAATAGCTCTGTTATTCTTTTTTCTGTAGTCATTTTTGCTTCCTTTCTTAATTCTTAAACTTCCTCTGTTCTCCATGCAGACTTGTCCGCTTCTGTCTGCTCGGCCTGCTGTGGCTCATTGGCCGCCTCTGGATTTACTACCTCTGTATCTATAATCTCGCTGCCGGCTTCGGCCTTGATAATTTCTTCTGCCGAAACCTGAGCCTCGACAAAAGTTTCATGCTCATCAATAGCGGCCCCTTTTGTAAAATCTTCAAGAGTTGACTTGGGCAGGTACTTTGCTAATTGCCGGATAGCTGTCTTTTTCGCCATTGCCTCGTAGTGATCCTTCCAGGCAGGTGAGTCCGGAGCTTTGGATAGGCCCCTAAACTTCTCGATCTCATCAGTCCTTAGTACGGTTGTTTGCGGCCCAAGCCCCTCGACCTCAGCAGTTGCATAAACAGCGATCATGCTGCCCGTTGGCTTTTCGTAGCTAAAAGGATGTTTAACCGTGAATTGACCATCAATGCGTTTAATTTCAACCTCACCTTTCTCGCTATCGTAAACGCAGTGGGCGGAAATAGCCTTGACCTTACCAGACCGGTAGGCGAGTTCGATAAGGCCCAAATATCCGATCTGAAACTGGGCCTCTTTTACTTTTACATTACCTCGCTTAGTATTATAAGGAACCAAATACGCCAGTCCTCTTGTGTCAATGTCAAGATCAAGGCTTGCGGAAATACTCGCAGCCTTAATAATGCTCGCTACGCTGCACTGCTGCAAAGACGGATTCTGGCAAACAGCGGTGTAAACCATTTTGGCAAACCGCCTTGCGACCTCCTTTGCATGTTTGCCGGTAGCGCTTGGCAGATTATCGCTGAATATTGCCAACGCATCTGTAGACATCAGGCCGTTCTTGATAGACTCAATTGGTGTTATTTGATTTTGATTTACCATAATTACGCAACCGCCTTTCCGGCTTCTTTGACTTCAACGGAAATTTCCTTTTGCCCCCGCCGGGCGTAGAGTTCGATGGTTTGACTTGTCGCTTCGAGCGGAAGTGTCAGGCTCTCGGCGTTATCGATAAACAGCGGCACACTCAGGTCATAGTGAGCCGATAAGACGTTGATAATATCAACGCCGACAATAATCCTCTCACCGCAGCTCATACCTGAGTAAGGCGTGCCGTTAAGCGTTGCCTCGCAGCGTCTGTTGTCAAGGCTGTCATTAAGCTGTCGCTCGAATAACTTGAACTCTACGTACTTAAATTTATCGTTTACAGCGTCCTCGAGCATCCGGCCCTGGGCAGTCTTGAATTGCTCAATATCGGCAAGCTGCTTATCGACGGACGCTATCTTTTGAGCGAGTTCCTTTTCCTGGGCCTCGAGTTCCTTAATCCGGGTCTTATTTTTCTCCGCCTGATCAGCCCCGGCAAGGGCCTTGTCAAGTTTTGCCTTTTCGCCTACTTTTGCACTCCGAGCCGCATCTATAGCTACATACCGTTCTGACGGCGGATCGCCGATTTCGGCCTCGGCCTCTTTAATTTTGACATCGATAGCCTGCCAGACTCCATCTTGCTCTGGCGGAGTGGTTTTGTTGGCTGCAATATCCACATCGAGTTCAACGAACCGCTTGGCCCTGAAAGCCTCAGCTTCACTAAGTTCAGCTTGGGCTTTTGTTACCGCTTCGGACAGGTCTTTGCACTCATCCTCGAGGGCCGCTATTGCGTTTTTAACTTTTTTGACTTGAGTATAAATCTTATCGCCCCGCTGTGTGATTGCGGCAAGCTTGGCCTGGCGGGACTTTTTCATCTCCTCAACTTTCCCTGCCAGCAAGGGTTGCTTGCAGGCATAGCATACTGTTTCGCTCGGCAACTTCTCGACCTGGCCGTACTCTGTCCTAACGGTTTCGAGGCTCGCACTTAATTGATCGAACTCAACAGCCTTGCTTTTGAGATCCACTTGCTTAGTGTCCAGGGCGTTTTGGGCCATTCGAGCAGCCAGCCTCTTGCCGCCAACCTCCGACTCAATCTCCATTTTTTCGTTGAGCAGGTGTTTGATACCGGAGGGATCGTTTTTAAGGAAAGCTTCTCGCTCGATTCTATCAGCCTTGAGCGAGCTGAGACGTTCGAGCTTTTTCTGCCGGGAAGTTTCCTGGTCGGCAACTTTCTGCCTGTCTTCGTCAAGATGTTTGATTTCCGCCTTGATAGCATCTCGCTGCTTTTCAAGCTCGGCAGTATCGGTCCCGGCGTATTCGTCCAGGTTCCGCTGGATCTCATCGATCCGGGGATTGATTTCGCTGCGTTCTTTCTCGTGACGTTTTTTCTGCTCGGCCAGGACTTTCTTATATTCGTCAACCTCTCGGCCGTTAAGATCGCCAAGTAGTGCGTCAAAGCCTTTGGGTGTCCCGATTTCTCCGGCAATATCGGGCAGGATCGCCCTGCGTTCCGCCCAGCTCATCTTACTGTTGAAGTGATACAGATCAGTCAGGAGTTTGAAAACGTCCTCCGGGATCAGGTCTGCGATGTAATCACTATAATCGTTGACACCCTTTGGCACTTCATCAATCCAGCAGAGCGTCTCGTAGCCTCTAAGCTGATGCCTAACGACCTTCTCGTGCCGTTCCTTACGGAATACATGAACCGTACCATCGAAGTCAAGTTTAGCCTCAACAGCTACAACCAGCCCTTTAATCGGCTGGTTATTACCATCAAGACGCCCGACCTCGAATTTGCTCTTGCCGCTATCGGTTTTACCCTCGGAGTTCTTCCCAAATAACAACCAGAGCCAGGCATCAAAGACAGTTGTTTTTCCCGCCTTATTTTGACCTTTTATAATAATGTTTTCTCCGTCCGGTTTTATTTCATAAGATTTTAATCTTTTGAAATTTTCAAGTTTCAAGTTTATAAGCTCGATTTTCATGTTAATATTCTCCTTTTACTTTTCTTCACATTCATATTCTTTGCATAAGCAGCGGACATGGCCCGCCCGTCAATTTGGTTTTCAATTCTTCGTAGCGAGATTCTACGTGCACCGCGGTATCGCCAATTATGCAAATGGTTTTTATTTCCCCGTCGTCAACATAGGCAACGTGTATAAAATAGTTCCATGTACCATCGCTGCAATCCCATTTTCTGGTAACTTTGCTTCTTATCATTTTTTTCTCCATTCTTTATATCCCATCTTCACAGCCCCGCCGCAGTCGGGGACAATACCAAAAACAGTCAGGCCTATGAATTTTGCGATTGCCGATAAAATCCTTTTTAACAACTCCACTTCAAGACTCCTTTCAAATCATCGTCTGGCTTTAGTTCTCAGTGTCTTTCCCTCAAACCCTTTCGGGACCGACATCTTGTGATTTTTCATAAAACAGATAAGCTCAGCTTTCTGGATACGCCTGTCTTTTCCGCCTGGCAGGATGTAACCCTTGAGTAAGCCGAGGTCGAACCACTTTTGCACTGTTCCGTACGAGACGCCGCAAATTTGTGCGACTTGTCCGGTAGTCAGTATATCTTTACCTTTTGCCATAATTTCCCCTTTCAAAATATGGCGGTTTAACCTATACAGCCGCCAAGTTCATTCTTAACTTTTCAAAATCTTGATTGCTTCTTTAATAAGCGATGCTTTGCTTTTACCTGAATGACCACTCAGGGCTTCTTCTAAAATTTCAATTGCCCGCTTGTCTTTTGTTTTTGCCATTTGATTTTTCCTTTCAAAAATTCAGGCGGAGGGAGGTGATTGGGGGGAAAACAATCAAAGCTCCCGTGCCGCCTGAATAGTTCAAAAATGGCAGGCGGTTTTGTTCATTTGTGCCGCCTTAACACCCCCGCTTGTGCAGCGGATGCGCTCATTTTTTTAGGAGGTATTCTTATGAGTATTTTGAAAAAAGTGTGATAGTGAGATTTCTTCGCAGTAATGCCTACTATACACGGGGTCATAGGCCCAGCCTCGCCCGCTTACCCTCGGCGTACTTACTTGCCACATTCTTTTCTCACGTAGTCTCCGGAGGACTAAGGTATCTCGGATGGCAACTCCGCGTTTCACACACGCCGCGATTCACACTTTTTGTTTTCTAAAAGCCAGACCCGAATGTTCCCGAATCTGGCTTCGGAGGAGGGCGGTTACATTTATTATTGCTGCCAGCGGACGGAGTAGAGGCGGACATCTCCATAAAAGCTGCCTTGCCTCCACCCCCACTCCTGGCCCTGACCAGGGCTCCGCTGACTGATCACGGAATATGCTGCTTACAACAGCCGGTTATTTGTGTCTGATAATTTGTTTCATAATAGAGGTAATTGGTTTGATAAGTTGTATGCACAACATATCTTATGGGACCAATGAGACATAATGTTCAAGCGTCTCATTTACCCTTGCAACCAACTCCTGCTCCTCAATATTCACATAAAATTTTGCTGTGGTGTCAATCGAGGCATGACGCAGTAGCGTCTGTAGCTCTTTAAGACTGTAACCCTTCTCAATCAAGTTGCCCGCGAAAGTTCTCCGTAGATCGTGGAAGCTCTTTGACTTTATCGCAGCACGCTTAAGTAATGCCCTGAAGTCTCTGTTGAAGTTTCCCCAGGGACAGAGAGCTTTGCGAAAATACAGATTGCCTTGGCGTTTCCGCTCAAGCAACATTGGGTAGTAATTAGGTCTGACGCAAACGTAGGGCTGATTCGCCGGCAACGTTGAGATGAGTTTGGCAACTATCTTGTGAACCGGGATCACAATATCCGGCAACACAAGGCATTCAGGCAACGGTGCGTAGGCAGCCTTGCGATTCTTTATTCGCCAGGCCCACGTTGTCGGCGAGTCCTTTTTCGGCCTTATCAAGATATAGCCCTTATCGAAGTACAGATCGTCACGAACCAAATTCAAGGCCTCGCCCTCACGCAAGCCGAGCAAGCCCAAAGTTACCAGAACTCTCCATCGCAGATCGGCACAATTATATATCCTGACAATTTCGTCGTCGGAAAAAACGGGCATCTTTTTATCTTCGGCCTTGAGCAGTCTTAATCCAAAGAATGGATTCTGATCGATGTATCTCCGTTTTACGGCCCAATTAAAAAACGTGTGCATGTGGACAGTGTGAAGATTGACTGTCTTTGGCGACCTTCGTTTCTTGTCGCCCCGCAGTAAGACACATTGATAATCTTCGCCATGACCATAAGTTACACTATCCACCGGCACGTCTCCAAAGGCCTTGATAAAGTACATAGCTGCTCTCTGTTTGCTGTCAATCGTCGATGCGGCATAATCGCCGCTTTTGATATGGATTTTGATTAAATCCGAAATAACCGGCTGTCCCATATGTATCCTCCTTTCTTATAACCGGCCACTGTAAGCGGCCAGATTATAATTAGGCAGGACGCCGGTTGCAATCATTTTATGCTATGTTTCATCCTCATATTAAATTGTAAAAGAACACTCTTTTAACCCCCCTGCCGAGCCTGCGACTCTATTTCGAGTCCGCTATAGCTTCGGAGGCGGGATTTTCGCTTCTATTGCAAGATTCGCATATATTATCTTCTGGGCATTCGCTTATTTCGTACATTTGGCCGCCGCATACGAAACAGGGTACGACGTCAGGTTCCGAGACAAAGGCGTCCTCTCTGGCCTCTTGCTGTAAAGCCTGCTCGTATTCTTCGTCTGTGGAATAATCTACTCTTTCGACTGGCATTTCTTCTCCAGTAGTTTCGGGTTCTCATGGATATTGCCAATTATGATTTTTCCACCTTCGCTGATTTTATCACAATCATATATCTCACCATCATCGCGTCGCTTTTGGAATCGAGCTAATCCTTCATTGTAAAAATAAACAAACTTAGACAGTTTGATGTCGCCTTTAGTTACCAACTGAGACACCGTTCCCTCGTATATCTCTTTGCCGTTCTTGTCCTTTAGGCCGGTGCAAAATAGAGGAATTAACTTTGTATATTTCTTTTCGGGATTTGGGTCAATTTCCCCGTTCGGCCCAAATGTCATTAGTTTTCCAGTTTGTGCTAAAACGAACCAGTCATCTTCCGTAGCCATCTCTGTAAACGATTTCCCATCTATTACATATTCACACCAAACTTTGAATTTATGCTCTCTCATTGTGCGGCCTCCAATAATTCTGGGTTGTCTGTTTGGTTGCCGATGACCTCGTATTTATTTTTCTCGCCCTTTGGCGTTTCTTCGTCCTCAAACATGTATTGATAAAACTTAGGCAATATAACCTTTTCTGGCTTGTTAGTTAGCCACCTCTTTGGGTAATCTGGGTATCCCAGAACAAACCAGTGGGTTAATGTTATTATATCCCCGCCCTTTGTCATCTTGTCGTCAATCTCGATTGAGCCGTAAATCTCTACTTTATTTTTGTCATTTATAGTAGTGTACATTGCAATGGTTTCGGGGATGACTTCGACCCAGCCTGCAAAAATAATCGGAGGTTCACAGCCCCGATTGCACATTTCGCACGCACAGCAATTTGCTTCTAAGATATAAGGTATATTGTCTCCGCTACAGACAAACAAAAATCCCTTAATCTCTTCCCCATTATCTTTCCGCTTAGCTCTGAACTTTATCATTTTGATTCTCTTTATTGTTCCGTAACTTCGATTGTAATTTTTAAGTCTTTATCACCACCTGAATTGATTATTATTTTATCATCACTCTCGGCCACGCCTGCAAAACCAAAAGCCCCGCTACATTTCTGCACGGCAAATTTTTTAATTTCCTGCATAACTTCTTTTTCTTTATTCATTCCACCCCCTCTTTTGCTTCTGCGATTATTGTTTTGGCTTTTTCCCACGCCTCCGGTATAAGCGATTCAGGAATTGGTTCTTTTAGAATTGCCAATAATTCATTAACCAGCCCGTCCTTTTCAAAGGCGTTCCAGCAATCGGCAATACGCTCGGCCCGCTCAATCGACATTTGCATAGAAAAAGATATATTGTCCCCATCTTTTTCTACGAGAAGGCAATGTCCGGGACTTGAACAAGGCTGAGTTGTTAATTTGGTTCCTGTGCGTTCCATATTTAACCTTTCTTTGCTTCTGCGAGGACTTGCTCGGCTTTGAGAATTTCAGAATACACCTTTTTATCAAGATTTCCGTATTTCACCCTGCATAGCCCCGTCATTATTTCGCACGCTTCCAGCAAGTTATCATGGCAATTACATCTATGAACTATTTCCGGCAACCAATCTGTTAAAAGATTGATTTCATTAGGATCATCCGGGGCGATAACAGGATAAGTTCCCTCAGTGCAAGGCGCTAAGTCTACTTTTAGTTTTGGAATCTTCATTTTTCACCTTTTTGTTAAAATAGGCAAACTTTTCCCTTGCAATCCAACCTTATCTATATTAACATTCCTGCCATGCGAGTTATAAATACGGCACTGGCGAGCAAGAATGCGAGTTTTATCCCAAAGGCAGTTAAAAAAGAACCCGCAACCTATGCCACGACAGCCGGCATGCAAGACGGATGTGAGTGGATTAAAAATTGCGGGCCCCGGAACTCTTTTTTCAATTGGGATTACTGAGTCTTGCATGCCGTGTATCCTTTCAAGCGTATTATCGACAGTTGCCGGTGAAAAGTCAAGACAAAAATGTACAAAATAATACACAGGCGTACATAAATGTACATAAATGTTTATTATATAAACACTTGCAAAAGAAAAAAAAATTGTTAAAATTCTAATAATTATGGCAAAAAGAATTGAAGTATTACTGAATAAAATTGTATGGCCAATTGCTTTTAGGCTTGAAAAGTTATATAAAAAACAGGAAATATGGCTTTCGGCAGCAGTTTTAGCATTGGTTCGATTAAGTCCAGAAGACAGAGAAGAAATATTCAATGAAATCAACGAAGAAAGACTATATAAACTTTCCGAATTTAAGCGCCTTTATGATTCGATGTCTGAGGATGAACAAAATCAAGCAATCGAGTCGCTTCATAATGATAATAATATTGCAACAACTCTTGTTCATGAAGCAAAAGCTGGTGAAGTAGAGATTTGCAAAAAGAAAATCGACAAGGCCGCAAAATCTCGCTAATTTTATATATTATTTGTTCTTTTTCAAAATCAATAATGATTGGTTCTTCAGTATCTGGCATAATGTATTCCCTCCATAAGGGCCAGATTACAGATTTTGCACGATATAGTCAACAAGGAAAAAACTATATAAGACTGAGGCTTTTCCTGTGGAGCTATGGGAGAAAGCCCTGTTTTTGGAGAAATTATGAGCAAATTACTATGTACAGTATTGACAAATGCCCTTGTTTATGTTAAAGAAATTATAGGCTTAATATTATTTCAAAAGGAGAAAATTATGAAAAAAGTAATTGTTGTAATGATGGCTGTTGTATTGTGGAACACAAGCGTTTTTGCCTTCGATCCGATGGGGCCTCCGACAGCAGGACTCAAACAGGGTCAATACAGTATTGGAATAGAGCATTTGCGCGGCGAAATGGATATTGATTATGACAATATCACTGTTGGCGGCGTTTCGTTTGGTTCATTGACGTTAGATGATATAAAGATCACTAAAGCTTACGCTAATTTTGGCTTCGGTGTTACCGATAACTTGGAAGTCTTTTTGCGACCGGGAATTGTTAAAGACGAAGACAGCGATTCCGGATTTGCTATCGGGGCCGGTGTAAAGGCAACATTTTTTGAATCTGCCGATGGTAAGGGAAAATGGGGAATTTTGGCCCAATTGAGTTGGGCGAGCCTTGAGTATGACGATGAAAGTGGTTTTGTCGGAGCCACGCCTGTATCTATTACCAACCAAGAAGCTGATATTATTGAAGTCCAGATCGCATTAGGACCGACTTATCAATTAGATGAAAATATTTCTATTTACGGCGGCCCGTTTCTTCATTTTATCAATGGTGATACGGATGCTATATTTACTGTATCCGGAGTTCCCTATGAAGCATCTGCCGATATTGAACAAGACTCGATATTCGGCGGCTATATCGGTATGGAAATCAAATTAGCAGAAAATACAAATGGTAATATCGAACTTCAAGGAACTGGTAGTGGTTATGCTTTAGGTGCAGGCTTAATCTGGAAATTCTGATCAATATTACTGATTTAACTTGACAAATTCTATTAACCTTTATAGAATATATTTTAGTGATGAAAATAATATTCTATTGAGGGTAAAATGACAACCCAAGCGATAAGAAACTTAATTGTAGCGGTGGCTATAACAGCTTTATCAATTTTTATTTTTAGCGAATACCTTTCGTTGAGAAAAAGTAACAATGAATATGCCAGGCGGTTGGGTTACGGCCCTGATTGGCGTAAAGTCTTGGAGCAGAAATGAATCTTGAAGAAAATATGAAAACCGCATTATTGAAATTACTAACCCGGTTTTTATATATATTAAGCATCATCCTTTATATATTTGCTTTACCTTTCTTATTTTTAGACACATTTGTTGCTATGTTTGAAGAAAAAGATAAATAAGAAAGAAATTGATTATTTCTTAGTCCCCCATAGATAACAGAACGCGCCTATGATAGCCGTGCAGGCTATTCTGACAATACCGCCAATAAGAACCCGTTTCCATGTTCTCCCGGATTCTCTGTGTTCTTTTATATGACCGTCCATTTTTTCGCCGAGGGATTCCAATTTTATCTCTACGGCCACCAAGCTCTTTGTGATTGGTTCGAGTTTGTCGTAAATTCGGTTAATGGCCTGATTGGTTACTTCATCCATTTTTAATTTCCTTTTCGTCCAGCATTACCAATATTATTTGTGCCATTATTTATCTCCTATTTGGTAGTTGTTGTACGACTTCCAGCCGTATTCATTTCTGCATGAAAACCAACCGCTAAGGCAAATGGATGAGCTGCCGGTTCACCGTTACCATGCGCTGTTGCAATTCTGTCTAATCGCCAGCAAATATATGCGTTAATTTTTAGGTTAGTTCCGTCTATTGTAGTATCGAAATCTGTCATATAATGCGTCCTGTCAGGTGTATCCGCCGGGATCGTAGCGTCAACAACCGATGTTACTTGAGCAGAAAATGTTTCATCCGTATCGCTAATAGTGAACTTGAGTTGCCATTGAACACCCTGGGCCGTACCCTCGCTTCCATTAGTAGCCCAGTGAATATGAGGTATTATTATTGTCCCCTCTTTCCACTTATGCGTAATTTCCGTTGCTCCAATCACATAATCATTAGTAGCATCGAATGTGTATTGTTGAATGTCGGTTATAAATGTGGTCAGAGTCGGGGCTGTAGAACCCAATTTTGCGCCAATAATCGGCGAAGGCGGAAAATCATCAAAAACGGGGAATATTCTTTCGGTCTTATGTTCTTTATTAGTTTCATAAAAACTCTTAATTTCCTCTGCACTAAGCGCTCGGCTGAATATCATTACTTCGTCCATTTGGCCGTCAAAATTATTCGGCCTTATGAAATTATCCGCGAATCTAACTGGCGAAGTAGAATGAAATAATGTTCCGCTTTCTACTTCGGAATCCTCTAATACACCATCGACATAAACCTTGACATTTGTACCGTCATAAGTACCTACAATATGATGCCATAAGCCGTCACTTGCCGAAGATGTTCCTATGGCGCTTTTTATAGTTCCAGTAGTTCCATCAGTAGTAATCGAGAAAATTATTTTACCATCGCCATCGCCATTATTAAGCGCCCAGCTTCGCTGATCTCCGCCTTGCCATTCTCTGCCAAAATCCTGGTCGCCGGCAATTGTTTTAATCCACATAGAAACCGTAATATTATCCATGTCCAGACTGTCGCTATGTGGTACTATTATCGTATCAGGATTAGTCGAATCGAAATCCAACGCCGCCCCGAATTTTCCTGCAACCGTGGTAGTTCCTGTTATAGTGCCGTCATTGCCATAACCGGAATAATCATCAGCGTCTCCGTCAAACGGCCAATATGCGACCAATAAATAAGACGAAATTGCATTATCATTTGGGTGAAAAATTCCTGATTTTATAATATTATTTATATATAAATTATTCCAGTAAACAGAAGAAGTTCCTAAGTCATCTGTCGAATCCGTATCTGAAACAATATTCCCCCCCGATAAAATGCCGCCTGTTGCTGTCGTTAAGCCTGTTATGCCGAGAGTCGAGGATATAAGGCCCGCTCCCGTTACGTCAAGTGTTACTGTCGGAGCGACGGCAGAACCTATTCGCGTATTACCTACAAGGAATATGTCGCCACCGTCTTTATTAAGATAGGTATCTGAATAAACTCCGCTGACCGCGTTGCCGATTTCTATGTCCGTTACAGCACCGGCTGTATATTTTCCTGTTAAATCATCGGATGTCAAAATTCCGCTAACAGTAACATTGGTAAAAATTCCATTGCCTGAGGTTATATTGACGTTAGTCATATCCTGACTATCAAAATCTATCGCTCCTGTGGCCGTCCACGAACCGATAGTGACTATTTCCAGTTTTCGCCATTTTAAGTCCGAAGTTCCGAGGTCGTAAGTATCAGTATCCCAGGGCTTTATATGGTCTTTAACAAATTCGCCAAAAGCGATAGTCGATAATAACAAAAATATAATTATTTTAAGCTTCGTATTCATTTTTCGTACCTTCGGTTTTGTGTCTTATAATCAAATCACCCGCTACCTTCGCGCGACCGGCAGATACATCAGCGGCGTTGGCTTCTTCTATAACCCAATTTGAAGTTTCTCCTATCTTCTTATTCGATTTTGGACTATATCTGCCTCTTAACATTATTTGCCCAACTCTTTCCTTAATTCTTCAAAATGAATCACGTATAGATTTAAGATATAGTTTTATTTAATCTTTCGGGACTCAATACGTATTAGAGTCCTTGCTTTTGCTTTAGATATTTCTATTGCCTTCTCGATAAAAAGTATTTGTTCTTCATTCGACTTTGTTTTCCATTCAGCCTCTTTCATTACTGGCGATAATTGTTTTTGTAATTCTTTGGTGATATATGTTTTGTATTTCTCGTATCGTTCATCGTTCAAAGTCCAATCCCCAAAAGAACGAGGCAGACTGCCGACCCGTATTTTCAATCGTTCCATTTCTTTTTGAGTGTTTTTCAAAAGGCCGCCTTCTACATCTAATCCTGCTACTAATTGTTCTTTTTTTATTTCTTCTAAAAAAGGGAATACTGTCCGCTCGTATGCAGCTTCCCGTTTCAAGTTGTCTAATAATTTATCATCCCGCCTCAGTAAATCCTGTTCGACTTCATTGAGATTGTCCCATTCTTTGCCATAAGTTGCATTTGCTAAATAATCTTGTTCTCTTGACAATAATTCCCATTTAGATGGTTCCCATGTTCCCACGCCCAAACCAAAAAAAGCGGTAGTCGATGTTATAGGTAATACCCCATCCAAACCCTGAAAACGTATAGCATCACTTATATCCTGCATAACCATAGGAACAGTTCTTTCCAAAATATTCTTGCCTATGAAAGTTGGTTCAAATACCATTTCTTCTCCCAAAAAAGTCTGCCCTTCAAGAACGTCCACAGCAAATCCGGCTGGCGGTGAAAGTTTTGTGCGCAAATAGCGCTCTATAATTTCGGCCCTATTTATATTATATAATTTCCCTCGTGGAGTTTTTGATTGCCCCGACGCTGTTTGTGCTATCAATCTTGAGATTTGGGAATAACCAGCCCAAAAATCATACCGCGTATTTTTATACTTTACTTTGCCAAAATTAGAAGAACGTGGGTCTACTTCAACATCAACGCCCTCTATTTGATTAAGTAAAAATAATGCGGTCGATCCTGTGCCTACAAATTTGACCAAATCTCCTATAATAATTTTTCTTGCGGCAGGGTTTTTAAGGCTGATAAAAGCATCATAAACTATCTGTGGTCGGGATAGTTGATAACGTGGCGAAAAGAAAAGGGCGTTAAGATGTGGTGTAATCCCGACATATCGTTCTGGAATAGTGCCTCTGCCGGTAGCATGATTAAGAAATGCAGCCAATCGCGTATATTCTTCCGGATGAGACGACCATGACATACCAGCTTTTTCCCAATTTCGAGCAATATCATCAAATACGTTAATTCTTAGTTGGTTACTCATTGTTGTAAATGTCCTCTCAGACCATTTCACACCAGGTATCAATTCCGCCCAAGACGACAAAAAGGGTTCTTCTCTTGCCGTTATATCTGTCAAACCCCATTGAGTAATTTCTAATTTAGCATGATGTCGCAATCCGGCATAGCGACTACTTTCTGCCATATCTTCTAAATATCTTGCGTAATTTTTTCCTTTGTCTCCGGGCACGGCCGATTTCATCATCTGTCCGAAGGATTTTATCCATTGTTTAGGATGGCCCGGTAAAAGCATGATACCTTGTCGCAAAGGGAAAGATAAATCCCACGAAGCCAAAGTAGCACGAGGGATGTTTAATATGTCCAAAGTATTCTGCCATGCTTTTATGCCAAATGTTCTTTTTTGAAGTATAGCCTTCGCCAGACCAGAACCAAAATGCTTTTCAAGTAAGACTACCTCACCCCTTGTTGGCATATCACCACGAAGGGTTTTCAGTAATGCTTCCCCTGTATTGTTATATCGAAAATAAGGCATTTTTGAAGTACGAAGAGACTCAAACATATAATATCTATCTGTTGGAGATATTTCCGGTGCGGTAAAAGCCGGAACTGAGTATTCGCCCTTTAACGGCCCACGAGATACCATGATCGCCTTTTCGCCCGTTTGGGCTTTACGGATTTGTTGCGATATTGCTACCCGCCTTGATTTTTCCAAACTAATCATTTTTTCTTTTTTAGGATGTAAACGTTTTGCCCTCTTTATTCCCGCCGTAAGTCTATCTACGGCTTGTTTGGTAGCAGACGCAAGATTTTGTTTTGACGCAGACTCAATAAGCGGAACATCATCTATTACTTGATATGCGTCTAAAGGTGTCATATTTTGTATTTGTATTGGCTTATAACCCCTCTTGAGCAGTTGGGCCTTTTCTGCCTTACTTAAAACAATAATTGCGGATTCTTTTGCCAAAGTGGTTCTTACCTGCGCAGGTTTCATTTTTGCAACAGTTTTAGAAGAATAAATTCTTTTAGCGGCTTTGATTTCAGTAGACGTCAATTTTGCATTACTGAATGTAGAATGTGCTACTCGACTTGCCCGTTGCGCGGCAGGGCCGGATATTAAAAGAGTTTCAAAAGCTACATCCATAACCGGTGTATACCACCAAGGCGGTTTTTCTCTCGATAATGGTTCATACCAATCCTTTGCCATTGCTTCGCCAAAAGTCCTCAATTCCTTTGCAGAACCAGGTACAGGATAAAGTGCCTTTCTTGACGCCCATATTGACGGAAAAATATCTTTTAGCGCATTAGGGTTTAATATAGCCGTTGTTTTCATTATTTCTGGAATAGGTGATATTTCTGTTATGAATTTATTTGCTCTATTTATGATAGAACCAACACCTTTTAAGGCGGTCTTAATTGGCCATTTGGTAATATTATGAAATTTTTCGTATCTATCAGGTTTTGTCCAACGGGTTTCATCTCTTGGCAAAAAATATTCTCTCCATTTTTGCCCGAAAGTACGCTCCGGCGCAGCGCGAAAGGCCATTTGTTCAGGAATATCCTCAAATGGAATTGCTGGAACGGCAACTTCTTTAAGCGACTCAATATCCTCGAATGATTCAATGCCACTTATTTCAATTTCTTCAAATGTTTCAATTTCGGCCATTATTTCTTAAAAGTTCCTATCCAGGCATTATAATATTCTTCTGCCTTTTTCATATCCACGCTCTTTAACCTTGAAACTTCTGCCCTAAATTCCGGATAAGTCGCTGGTTTAACCTCAATTGGTTTAAGAGGTACTTTGATGCCCTCGACAGGCACTTCGATCACCGGCGGGACTGCTGGTGGCTCTGGTGGTTCTTTTATCTCTTCTCCTAACGCCAATTCCATCATTCGTGCTATATTCGTATCAGATGGCAATACCGTCTTTAAATGTTCAAGAAAATAAGGTCGTGCAATAGACCTTCCGATTTCTATAATTTTTTCTCCTGTGGCATCCTGTCTTTTGATTTCCGATTCCCATTCTCTCAATGTTTTTTCGTACAAGAATGACGATAATTCATTTTCAAAACCAAGTTCCGGTGACCATCCGAAAATTCTTTTAAAGAATTGTTCAGAGTCTTTTTTATACGGTTCTCGTATTTCTTTCTTTATACGTTGTGCCGTAACAGGACTAAGCCCCTTGCCAACCATAGTATCTAATTCATCAGTAAGCCTGCCTGTGTCAATTTTGTTATAAATATCCGCTAATACTTCACCCTTATCTGTAAATGCTTCTTTGAGTTCTCCTTCAGAATAATTATCAAATGTACGCAACAATGATTCCCATTTCAGTTTTGCATCAAGTGAAAGGCCTGAAGCAGTAATTGTATCGAATGTTAATTGTGGTTGAGCAGGATTTAATTTATTTATTAGCAAATCTAAAAATCCTGTGCCTATTGCTTCATCTTTTTGATCTATTGCCAGTTTTTTTGTTGTTTCAATCATATTTTTGGATGCTTCTACTCTACTACGCATCAATCTTTCAGTTTCAGCATCTAAATTAGTTGTGGTATTAAGAAGTTCTTCAGCTTGTGCAATAATATTAGAAGAAGCAATAAAATCACCCACGGATGCTTCCTGACTTGCCTGATTAAGCAGTGTTTGTATTAAAGTTCCATCTATCTTGCCCGGTACTTTAATTCTTTCAATAGCGGCCTCTTCCGGTGTTATTACGCCAATCTGTTCGGCTTCGTCAATAATCCTGTTGACTTCCTGAGAATTTCCGGTAAGGTAAGCGCTTGAAAGATTCGTTATATACGCACCCTCTGCTATTTGAACTACTTTTCTATTGGCGAGTTTAGCTACTCCAACTCTCCACAAAGCCTCCTGACCTTTAAGCCATTCATCGTATCTTTTAGCACCTGTTAGATTCTTAGGCCTATGAACATTCATCCCTTCAAATGCTTCAGTAAATCTGTCCTGATATGAATCCGGGTCTACATTGGTTTTTTGTGCCAGTTCAAATGCCTGTATGTCCGCATTAGCGAGATTCCTTGCGGTAGCAAATTGACTTATGCCTTCTGCTTGCTCTATTTTGAACAAAGCTTCACCCAATGTACCTATACCTCGACCCAAAGCACCTAAGCCCCTTGCCTCTATCTCTGCACCGGTATCTGCTATGTCAAAGGGTATAGGTACACCACCTACCCTGCCGGATGGTGTTACACGTCTTGAAATTCGTCTTGGTATTCGTGCCATCTTTTAACGCTTCCCTGGAAAAAATGGTTTTAATCCTCGTTCAAATCTTGATTGCCTTGCAGTCCCAACAGTAGTAAGTATTGTACCGGCAGCGGCTAAAGTTCCAGCTCTTGCCGCAGCCACGCCTCTGGCTCTGGCAGCAGCACCTCGTGCCCTAAATATGCCAGCCTCAGCCCTGCGCTGTTCGGCACTTATAATGCCTTCCCTTAAAATAGTCAGGCGTTCAGCCTCTAAGATTTCAGCGGTCTCTACAAGTACCGATAGAGGCGTCCCACGTACCTGCACGCCTGCTTTAGCTATAGCGGCCCTTTGCCTGCCCTTTAAAGCCTTTCCCTCTCTTTCCTGTCTTCTGGCGGCTTCTACAGCAGCCTGTTGCTCTGCCTCGGCCTGCCGTTCGGCTAATAAAGCGTTTCTCTGAGCTATGGCCTCTTGAGTCTTGCCTGCTGCTCTCGCTGCTCGGCCTGCCTGGACCTGGCTAACAGCAGTAGTAACACCGCCTGCGATTATCATACCTATTATTACCGCTTCTGCCATTATTCCACCTTTGCGTAACTTATACAATCAACCTTATCAGGCGTTAACTTCCTGGCTATACCTTCGATCTTAAAACCTAAGTGCCTCAATAATGTATGAGCCTCAGGTACACCGATTCGCGCGTGAGCTTCGAGTCTGTGCAGATTATTGTCTTTTATCAACTTACCCAAACCATCTTTTATAACTTCGTAAGCGCCCATTGGATATTTATCGACTTCGTAAGATAGCATTAACCATACCTCCGCTACACCCGGCCATTTCCAATCTATTCCGCCGCAACCTACTATATTGTCTTTTACAACGCCTGTAATACACTTGCCATTAGCTTCTCTTGTCTTTGCCAGTTCCTGCAAATTATCATCGCCATAAGCCTTTAATCCAAATTCTTTAATACCATTTTCGATAACCCAAATCATATCTTCGGCACGGAAAGATCGTATCCCTGTAAATAAATTTATTTTTTCCTTTACAGTTTCCATTTTTTATGCTAAATTCCAAATATGATAAAATTTAAGTTCAAAAAATGGTGGTATAATTTAATACCAAAGTATCGCAAATGGTTGAGAGATTGTGAAAAAGTCATAAATTCACCCGAAGTCCAAAAGGACATTGAAAACCAACATCGCGAAGCAATGTACAATTTTGCAGTATTCGGACAACATCCTCGACCACCCAAAAAAGCTATTGGGCAATTTCTCAATAAAGACATTAAAGACATTTTTGAAGTCTCCTAATCCGCATTTGCATTAACGTCCAAATTAAACGACAATATCGTCATAGGCAAAGGTTGGGTCTGCTGTGCCAATATATCGCCAGACCTTGAATAGCCGTCCTTAAGTGGTATCTCTTTGTAGCCTGTAAATAGAGCAGCAGTTCCAGTTGGAATATCCTGCATGGTGCTCGTACTACCTCCTACCTCTCCGCCTATCGTTTCAAAGACATTAAATACACCCCTGTTTATTTTCTTGGTAACGGTTAATCCCATACCTTGTAAATCTAATTTCATAGGCTTGACAATAGATGTATACGTCATGCCAACCATTGGATTAGTCAATGAAGTTACAGGGGCTGTAATAGAACCATTGGAAACTATCTCCGTACTTATAACTATTCCTTGCTGCATTACCGACACGGATTTACCTTCTAAATGCTCTAAGCCGGTAATGGTAGCACTTCCAGCAACTACAGACTGAACTACGTAACCCTCTGATACGGTCTCTGTAAACTGAACATAATCAGAACCGGCACTTTCAATAGCTAATTTGAAAGAATCTGTATCTTCATCGGCTGTGTAGTAAAAAGCATCCAGCCACGATACATAAACGTAAGTATTACTTGCTGTTGCATAACCATGGTTAGGGATGTAAATGACCAAATCCGCCATCGTTAAATTCCTTAGATTTTATTCATTTTCTGGCATTTTAATCTTGACAGCCATTATTTCTTACTATATTTTTGTGTTATGAAAAAATATTTATACGGTTATAACATTTCAGGCGAACAAGTAATTTCGGCGGATATTACAGATTGGCCGAAAGATAGTATTGAAAATCTTAAAGCCGAAATACAAAGAGGCCCTATCGGTAGAAAATTGGGCGAAATCAATTTTACAGAAACTGCTGAGCATAATACATCTCCTTAATTTAATATCCCCATGCCTGCCAATGAATACTCGTAAAACCCGGATTGTTAGGTTGAAAAAAAACAAGCGCTGATGTTGTCGCCGTTTTAAGATATGGTGGAAATTTTTGTAAAGCATCGTTTTTAAACCCAGTGCCTGAAGCGCTTATAATAGCAGTTTCAAAAGCAGTACCAAATGTAACAGTGGCGCCTGTTCCGCTTTGGGCCACGACGCCATGTTTAAAAACTAAACCGTTAGGAAAAGTGACACTTTCTTCTCCAGCATATGTTGTTGGCGACCATTCCATATCCGTAAGCATCTGGGTCTTTTTGTGTGTACCATCGGCGTCGTGTCCAACGTCAATGTTAGCTTTCATTTTTGTATTCCAGTCTGTAACACCGTTACTTGGCCATTCTGCCATAATAAATCTCCTTTTAATTAAGCGGCTACTCCGCCAGCTAATCCATTATTGCAAGACCCATCGTTGCATCTCACTGTATCAGATGCGTTATTTACATTATTTTGGGTATACGCAAGGTCGGAAAGTTTCGCACCATCCAAAAATACAAAGTCGCCCATATAAGTAAATTTCTGACTTGTAAATCTTTCTACATACCTCACTATTTCATTGTTTATAGTTCTCTTTACCGTAACCCACACTTCATCTTCGCTATTAACTCCACCGTAAACTATAGCTACAGACTCAAATAAACCGTCTGTTACTACCCTCGCCCAACTAAATACGTTCTGGTCTCTCTCATAAGTCATTATAGCCATTACGCCGTCATTTCTGACGCACCACAACATCGGGTCAGGAGTTCTCTGAAATGCCATATCAACTATTCCTGATTTGGTGATGTGTTCTGCAAATACCGTTAAGTCATCAGCTTTATGGGCATCGGCTTCATAGTTATATAAAAATTCCCTTATCTTCCTGCCGCCTCGCTGCACGAATAGTATCGCCTGATTGACTATTAAAGCTCTTATATTTTCAGATCCGTAAGTAGTTTGTAGTTTAGCTTGAACATTGGTCGGAGTAAGAGCTTCACTATCTTTGGATGCGCCAAGTAAATGTTCACCACCGACCGTACCTAAAACCACAGATGCTTTCGGTACAGACCATTGTATTTCATTCTGCTGACCAGAACCCACTAAAGAAAATGTAATTGGATCACTATCGTCTGTGCCTCTTAAATAATTAATCCAATCCCCAATCTCCGAACCCCAGACATTCAGAGGTTCAGACGAGTTGCCTGCAAAAATAAGTCTGTCCTCTGGCGACATCGTAACAGACTTAGGCCAACCTCTGTAATTACTCCAAGCTCCTTCAGCCCATGCTGAAGTAGCGGTTGTAGCATCAACAGCCGCCTTGACTATACCAGTAGCTACAGTTACACTGGTGTAACCAGTTATTTCAACTATTCCATGATTTTTTATACTTCTGGAATAGAACTTAACCTCACAATTTTCCCCATCATCACCAGTATCATACAAAACAAGTCTATAATCGGCTTCCTGTATTTCCTCTGTCTCTGACGCTGATATATTTTTATTGTCTGCACTAATTGCAATATGAACAACTTCCCAGCCAGCAGCATCATGAGCAGCACCTAAAGTCTCGTTTCTTTCTAATTTCAAAGTACCAGTCCAAGTTTCTAAAGTTGTTAAATCCCATTTCTGGTTCTTTTTGAGTCGAAGAGGGCCGGCCCAACTTGTGTTTTCTACAACGCTTTGTCCGCCACCAGTTCCGTATTCATTAGTCAAGGTTTGTATCACAGAACCGCCTGTTACTGTTTGGATAATATCAAACAATGCGCCCGTATGGGCTTTTTCTACGACTTCAGTAACTTCGCCGGTAGCATCATTAGCTACATAATCCATTAAGATATAAAAAGTATCAGCGGCTACTTTTGTTATATTCCATTGTCCATCATAACTTGTTGTTCCTGTTATTTGTACAATATCAGCCGTACTCAATAAGTGCGCCGCAGATGTAGTAACCAAAGTAGACGTACCAAAAGTGTGAGAAGCAAATGCACTTATTGAAATCGTTGGACTACTTGCCTTATGCCCTGCCGTTACACCATCTACAAATAAAGCCTTTGAAGACGTTAAAGTCGTTGCGCCACCTAAAGTTAAAGTTCCTGAAGGCGTTATTGTCCATGCGGTATCTACGTTCTGGTCTCTGAACGGGCCGGTACGGTAATCTGTAACTTCAAAAGTCCAGTTTGTATCTCCCGTTCTTGATAGTTTTCTCGGCTCGTAATCATCGTGTGTGATATACATAACATCAGCAGAATGTTCTACTTTCAAATCAGGTATGTCAGCAGTCAGATACGGCGTGATTATCTCATAAACTGTAGCAACAGAGTCGTCATCATCGGCAGTGTAAGCCGTAGGAAAATCTGTGGCGCCAGCAGTCCCATCTAATGAAAATGTAGTAGCGGTAATAACAGTTATAGTGTATTCAGTTGCATGATTGCCATTGTAATTGGCTTCTGTAGGCCCCACAAGACCATCAAATCTAACTACATCACCGGTAGAGTACCCGTGGTCTGCGGCAGTCGTAACAACAGATACACCGGCAGGCTTCGTAAAGCCACTCACATTTACACTGGTATTCATTACTCTATTACCAGACTTGAATACCCTAATCTTTTGGTTCTCGAAACATAATGTGTAAACATTAGATATCGACCTCTCAAATGCTACCATTCTGCCTTTAGCAGTATCGTCGCCAGGTGCGTTTTGTGCCGTAGCTGACTGAGTGGCAATATATTCTAATCCAGGTCGTCTTTGCGCCCCACCGTAAACTAATGGAAAGAAGTTCTCCATTATCCGACAACCAGCAACATGTTTTTGCTGGTCGCTTCTGTCGGCCATCAATCCTGATAATTCGCCGGCACCAAAGGACTGAATTATTTTATGTGTTTTTGGCATTAGAATAATCCGTAAAAACATGCTGCCAAAGTAGCTGGGTTAGTAACTGGTAGTGTTATTTCCATTTTCCAGTATCGATAACCGCAAGTGTCCATCCAAAGTTTTGATATACTATTCCCGCCCGTTGCAGTAGCTTCTATTTCTTTCATCCAGTATTCGTTGGTAATTACAATATTATCACACCAAAAAGCTGTTGCAGTAGTAACTCCGTGCGGATATGTAATTACCGCCTGTGTTCCTGTCTCAGCCGTTCCATCAGCTACTATCTCGGCAGGGCCATTTCCGTTTCGCCATGCAAGTAATCGCCAGTCTATATTCTTACTGTGAGCGGCAGTGGCAGCGAAAATAAAACAGATACCATTAACTTTCGATTCCGGAAGCAAGGGAACATCTACAGGAGATATAATGTCTTTCTTAAACAAATCAAGTACATCGCTCGGTAACTGCGCGAAGTCTCCCTCTGTAGTAAGGTCTATCGGTGTATCTGCACCAGCCAAACCTCTGGCTACAAAATACGGGTACGAAAGTGTTGTCAGATAATTATTCAAACTCCATACCTCCACCTCGTCTGTTCGTATAAATCTCTAATATTCGCAGTAGTTCGGACTAAACTATAAAGTCTTACATCTGATATTGCTCCGTCAAAATAGCTTGTTGTCGGCGGGATGATTTCTTTAACACTTACTTCGTCCAGGATAACATCAGTAGTCTGTACACCATCACTTAGCACCTGGACAGTGAGCGCGTTAGTATTGGTCGCTGTTACATCCCATGAATTAGCACCCTGCGACGCTTCGTTGCCTACCCCGCCGAGAAACACGACGACAGCACCGTCTGTAACTGTCAGATTATCAAATTCGGTGGTTACTCTATACTTGTGTGTAGCAATAATATTGGTAATCATTGTGGCTGACAAAATATCATTACCGCCGTACCCGACTTGGGTATGATTCGCAGCGTTCGCCTGTGCAACTGAATCCTCCCAGAAATTTCCATAAGTCCAGCCGCCGCCGCTTTCAAGAAGAGTTGCGTTCTCGACTTTCTCACTACCCAAATCCGCCGTCGCCCGTGCTATACTAAGACCGGAGGCGTTCCTTGCCGTTGTACTTGTAATCCCTATTAAATGCCAGTTAGCTGTTATAGCGGTTGCCACTGCACCATCGACATATAGAACATTCGTACCACCAGAAAAGCCGCCCTTGGTAAGTACACCATTAACGATAGATAAAAAATTAAGATTCAAATCTATCGGATAATCGGTTACGTTGATGGCATTAGGCTTGACCCATAAAGTGACTGTCTTAACACTCGTCGGGCCGGTGCCAATATCTATATACTGAGTATTGGCGGCAATGAAATCAAAACCAGGAGGCGATGAAACCGGAGTACCAGTACTACCGGATAGAGTTCCGGTGTAACCACCAAAAGGATAATCAAATATAGTTCCTTCCCATAATTTCAGATGCAGGACTTCTGAGGCGTCCGAAACCTCTGGCGGATGTAAACGTCTTTTATCCATTCTAAACTCCTCTAAGAGTTACGGCAACTGTTGCAGTTGCCTGCGGATCATCAAAGGCTAATACTACATTCACTTCATGCGCAAGCGGTTCGCTAACACTGTAGATATATGTATCACTCTCAGCCAAGTCAGTTACAGACCAAATCGTATTGTCGCCGTTGTCAGTCAAAGATACGTCCGTAGTACCTTCTGCATTTGCCATATCAGTCAAAGTAACAATTATTTTCTGCAACAATCCATTTACAACAACAACCGCGGTTCCTGTTGTGTCGCCACTTATCAAAGAGAATGTCGTTATTTTTTCCCAAACAGGATGCCTTTCCAATGTATCCGTACGTCTATCGTACGAAGCCACAACTCCCGTACTTACTGTTGGCATAATAAACTCCTTATTCTATCGTTTGTCTTGTATGTCCGGCAGCAATCCAGCTATCGCTGAACTCCTGGACATATTTTTCCCTGTTATCCATACCAATTGCTCTTGGTAAAATTATTTCTTCATATTCTCGCAACAGTCTGTCTCCCAACGCGCTGTTCTGAACCAAATCATAAGCCAGATCAGCGGCAAGTTTCAATCTAAGCGCATTTACAAAATGGGCGGGAAAGTTTGCAACATCAAGAGTAGCACTGGTGTGAGAAAAAATATAATCCATATCAACTTCAGTATCTTCCTGGTTGGTAAGTATCCAATCGCCTTTTCTTACCCAGTCGGTCAATTCCACGCCGCCAACTTTGACTGAAGTTACCCTTGTGCAGGTAGGACGTGCAAAACGAGCCAAATACTTTTCAGAAGTCCAGTATGCTGTTCCGGTATCCGTAGCCGTAAAAACAGCGTCTATAGCAAAAGACACAGTTGTCAATACCGAATTAACATCATAGTCACCATCAATATTAGTATCGTCAAGTAACACCCTATCACCAGCGATAAGAGTATGAGTCCCAGTTACAGTAGTTGTAGAACCCGTTACCAAATCAGCCAGCGCCGTTATCGTTATGGAATCTCTGTCGATACCGTGAAAAGTCCTGTTAGCAAATTGCCAACCCTTTTCAGGGCCGCTGTCAAGAATATCTTCAAGAGTCAAATCCCAAATAGCATTGACCTTATCTGCCGTGGCCGTACCGTCAGTATCAACGTCAGTAAAGATAGCCTCACCGACTTTGAGCATCGCCCAGTTGGCAATTGAAGTTTTTGACGTTGCGATAATAACCTCCTATTCTGTTATATCTTTAGGGTCTTCAACTGCTGACATAAATGGCGCAGGCATCGGCGGATTCGGCTTTATAGGTTGAGCAACTTTCGGCTGACTGGATGCAACGTTCATTTGTTGCTGATAATTAAGTAACTTTGACCGTTGTTCAATAATCGCAATTTCTACCGCTTGCCTCTGTGCAAATCTGACGAGCAACTTGTACTCTGCCTTTTTTATCCGTACATCTTTAGTAAAGACAAGCCACCATATCGAACCGGCAGCAACCACCAATACACATATGACAATAATAATTTTCTTCAAGCTCACATTAACACTCATTTCTTTCTCCATTAAAAAGATAAAAGGGGCAACTCGTTGCTGCCCCTTAAATTAAACATTAAACACCATCAGGCGTAATCGCTCCAGTAAAAGCACCGGCATAAGTATAGTTTACCAATGTCCAAGCATTAGCCGTATAACAGGTAAATACAGAAATTGTATTTGCTGGAATAGCGGCCTCGTTAGTATCACCACCAGAGCAATCGACTTGATTTATCGTAGGTGCGTTCAAATCTGGTGTCTGCATTTCAAATCCATTTGCACCAACATATACTGTGATTATATTACCAACTACGGCTACAGGAAGTGAGCAGATGTTATTTGCCGCTCCCGATGTTACCGTAACATACGCTGCACCAGATGGTATTACCGAAGTTCCACCCTCGAAAGCGGCATTAGCTTCTCGTGCAATAGAAGAACTTTGAATACCTGCTGTTGCTGTAGCAACACCAGTCAAAGTGGTGGTGCCCGTACTGACAATACTTGTTGTAACTGTAAGAGTATCGTCAATCAGAGCGCCGCCGGTATCAATCCATAATCCTTTGTTGTTGGCAGAAGCTATACTTACAGCATATTCAGTACCGCCACCGGAAGTTGTGCCATCAATAAATCGGGCACAAATACCAGTTTGACCTGATATGTTAGTACCGGTTGCGGCAATATATAGCATAGTAGCACTCGTTTGGGCAGCAGTACCGTCGTTGAGTATATGAATCAACCCTTTGTTTGCAGCACCAATCCAACCGGCACCAGCAGAGGCCGTCATCGCAAATTGCGGGACGGTTGAACTTGCTACACCAACAATGTGAATACCCCCAGCAGTCGTGGCATTAGGTGTAACCTGAAGAACATCAGCAGAACCAGCGCCAGTAAGCTGTACAGTATCAGAATCGATATCTGCACTTGTAATAGCCAAAAGCGTTCCATCAGTTGCGCCTTGTCCATTTATGACCATAGGGCCGTTCAATGACAGGTTTCCTGTAGTAGCAGTTGCATCTATCTCTACTGCGTAAGCACCTGCTCTTGCCGTACCACTATCAACAAATCGAGCGAGATAACCCATTGCAGCGGCCTTTGGTTGCCCTGTGGTATTCGTACAAATCAACAAAGATGCGTCAACGTGAGCTAAAGCAGAATCACTCTTAATGTGTACAAGTCCAACATTACTTGCACCAGACCAACCGGCAGTTCCATCAAATACTGCATCAGACGTAGTTCCGCTTGCCTTAGCGGTACAAGTAAGACCGATAGCAGTTGTAGCATTAGGTATTAACGCAAGAACAGAGGCAGTACCAACACCTGTAAGTTCTACAGTATTGTTATCAGTATCAGCACTTACGATGTCTAAAAGAACGCCGTCAGTAGCACCCTGACCAGCAATACTCATCTGGCCATTTAGCATCAGGCACGGCGTAGTAGCAGTCACCTCTATTTCCATCGCATAAGCGTCAGTTACGGCAGCACCGGTCTTCTGCTCAAGACGAAGCAAGAAACCTTCGGAAGCAGCTTTAGGTGCTGCTACCTGTTGTATGAATAATAAAGAAGCACCTTCGTGGTCGTTCGCCGTATCGGCCTTCAGATGCAGCATACCAATGTCGTCTGCACCAATCCAGTTGCCAGTCGCACCGTCAATTACCTGAACCCATACTGTTTGACTTGCGGCAGATACCAATTCTAAAACTTGTGAATCAGCTTCACCCGCGGTCATTTTCAAAGCAGCGCCAGCACCCTTATGAGTAACAACGATAGTATCAGAGTCTGTACCCTGATCAATACCGGTTACGGCCAGTAACGTACCAGCACTGTTAGCACCAGCTATAGTCATATTGTTGTTCAAGTTCAAGCAACCTTGAGTATTGGCGGTTTCTATCTCCACCGCCCAACTCGTTGCCGTAGCCGAGCCAGTATGAATAAAACGAGCCAAGAAACCTTCGGAAGATGCCGCCGGAGTGCAGGCACTTGTAATGGCGAACAGTCCGCCACCGGCATTAGCATTAGCCGTAGCGCCGCCAATAATCTCTACCATAGCAACATCGTCAGAACCACCTACCCAATCGCCGGTATCACCATCAATATGCACAACAGTAACGGTGGAATTAGCCTTGCCAACAATATTCAGAGCAACAGTATCGGTGTCGTCGCAAGTAATTTGCACAGCATCACCAGTGCCTTCGTTGTGTATGTCAACTGCATCTGCATTACCGTTGGTATCATTGCCCACTATCTGTACTAAAGCTGCACCAGGCTGGTCTTGACCGGTGATGGCCAAAATACCATTCATCACAAGAGCGGGCTGTGTGGCAGGTACTTCAATCTCAACAGCACTACCATTTGTTCTTGCGGTCCCCGTAGAGACAAATCGAGCGAGAAAACCTTCGGCGCCAGTTACCGGCTGGCCTGTCTGGTGAAAGACCATCAAACCGGTAGCCCCGGCGTGATTATATGCGGCATCCGAGTTAATAAGAATCTGGCCGACATTATCACCAAGATTCATATTGTTGGTAGTTGAATCCAAAGTAATAAGAGCAGTAGTTCCCGCAGCTTTGCCTATCATATTGATACCACCACCAGTTGTCGCACCAGGCGAAATCTGTATAGCATCTCCGGTGTTAGTATTTACAATAGTCATGGCATCAGTGTTTCCAGTCGTATCGTCTTGCGTCAAAATCAACAGAACATTATTGTCAGTTGTATCATTGTCTAACGTAACGGCACTTCCATCGACATCAATAGTATTACCAGCATCATACGCCTCGTCTAATGTAGACGACGTAGAGGCAGCAATTGTTTGCCACGAAGATGTGTAATATTTCAAGTTGCTCGTGTCGCTGTCGTAGAAGATAGTTCCTGCAGTTGTCAATGCTTCGCCGGTTGCTGTGTCGAGACCGGAGAAATACAGAGAACCAATACCAGTTGTACCATCTATAGCGTCCTCAACTTCTACGCACCAATCCAAAAATTTATCCTTAGGCTTTCCCGTGAATCGGTATGCGTTTTTCCAGGTCTTTTTAGAATCGATACTTGGGTCTAACGCGCTAAAAGCAGGCAAGGCCATAAAGACAATGAAGAGCAAAATTAATAACTTTTTCATTGTTTTTTTCCTTTCATAATATAAGTATTTGCAATACCTAATAAATCAACCATCTTGAAGTGACCGCATTTGATTTTCGGGTCTACCCAAAGGTCGAAACCCGCAGCTTTTGCTTTCTCGCAGAAATATATATCCGCCCCGGTTTTAATGCCGCCATTACCATAATCAGTTCTCCAGTAAGGCCATTCAAGTTTGTCGAAAACTTCCATTTTTACCAACATCATCCCATTACAGGCCACATGCACCTTGAATGGATTATTCGGCAAATCTTCAATTTCCATCAGCTTGAATTGTTCTTCTCTTGATATGCACCAAGTTAGTTTGAATTTCTGTATTGTTGGATACACGCCGGATATAATATCCTTATCGTGCTCGAGAAGTTTTACTAATGTATTACTTCTTGGCAAAACGTCATAATCAACAAACAGAATATGCGTAGGCTTAGGGGTTATCCTTTTTGCAAACGAAACAATCATATCGTAACCAATTTCGGCTGCACCGGACGATGGATAATAAGTTATCAAGTTTTTTGACCGCCACGCCTCAAGCATACCAACCGTTCTGGCATCAGCCCGAAAAGTAGGCGATAACGGACAGCCAACTAAAACAAAAGCGTCTTTAAGTTTCATAAACGGTCTCTCTTTCTCTGGTTTTAAATATTAGATGCACTCACTTGAGTGTCGTAACTTGATTGTGGTCCGTGGTCAATAAATGCATCTACAGTTCCTGCAGTAGATGCGTGCGCACCAATCGTATAGAGAAGTCCTACATAAGCATCTTCGTCCACGTTGTACGGAAGAGGCATACGCAGTATCGGATAGCCAGCAACAAGAGTGGCCTTGGCAATCGCCCCTGTTTGATAAATAACTGTAGAGCTACTATCGACAGTACCATCAGTATCACGACACAAAGCGACTGTAAGAGTGGCAGCGCCAGTGCTTAGCAATGCCTCCGTTCCCATTCTTACATTCAGCCACAACGGTTCACCAGCACCCATTTCAAGGTCTGACTGTGTGAAATTTATTACATGAGTCGAAGCCTCGGTACTGGAAGCGGAGTTAGCTCCAATATCCTGATCGTCACTAAGTTCAAATAAAGCATCAAAAATCGCCATAATTTTTCTCCTTATATTTTTTTTTAACTAATCACTGGCTCAACATTTGTGATACGGTCGCAACGACGTACCGGCATATCGAGGAAGTTGAATTGAGGTCTACCGAACGGGTCTTCACCAGTCCAGTTTACGTTGGTTTTGTCTTTGGCAAGAATCTGCAACTGCGTAAAAACGGTCTCGTTGCAATACATATAGATTTTGTCATTGCCTTTGAAGTTATTCCTGATTTGGATAATCTTATCCTCGTCAAGAGTATTATCAGCGGTATGGTCAGGATCGATATTGCAAAGTCGTTTTACCGAACGCTGGTCTTCTATAGCAAGACCGACATTCCAACTAAACTCAGTGATATAAGCCCATAGGTGCTTATTCTTCTGCGGAATCGTCGGAGTGCCAGAAGCGTCATCGCCAACTGTGTAAACTAAGCCCTTGTCCTCTTTCTTGAGACCGCCACCTTCCATATTGCGAGGCGTAATGAGATAGACTTTAGTAGGCGACCACTGAATGAACCAAATAGAAGTATTCGTATCGTCGTCAGTGGTATGACCGTTACTGAGAACATACGCAGTATCAGCCGTGCTTAAAGCGTTATATCTGTACTGGAATCCGGCAAACTCTTCTGGAGGATTCGTAGTTGGTGAAAGTGCACCGGCAGAAACATTGCCAAATAAAGTATTGGAAAGTTCCTGCCCCATCGACTCGACATAAGCACGTTCCTGATTGGCACGATACTTATCAGGATTGGCCTGAATGTCCATTACATCCTGCGGGGCCAGGAATCTGGCCTTCAACATCCCGATTTCTTCTCTGGCCTGATTAGTTAAACCAACAGTAGCGTCCCAGCCATTGCCAACTTTAACCCAGCTAACTGCCGGAAGTCTGCTCCTGCGTGTAACCAAGTGAGAAGTAATATCGGTAGACTTCTGGACTATCGCGTCTTCGATTACGTGGTTTGTTTCGTTTAATACTTCCGCAACGTCAACTATCATACCGTTAGCCGTTTGACGTGCGGCGGTAATTAAACTTTCCCTTGTGGTAATATCTTTTGTAGCCATTTTGGTAACTCCTTCTGAAATTAAATTAACTTGATTTAATTTCACAGGAGCTACCCGTTCTTGTCGGACTACTGCTGACGTTTATGCTCGCTCAGCAACCAATTTTAAGTTTTGGCAAACTGCTCGGACCCTTTCGAGCTACCCCAGTCTTAAAACAAACTAAGCTACCCCGCAGGACTTAGTTTGTCAGTCTTTTCTTTCATATTGATGACCCTTGCTACGAAAATATGCTCTTGCCTTTACTCCTTCTTCACCATCCATATTGGCATACATACTCGGTGAATTTGGCGAATTAGGGACATAATCATCTTTCTTTCCTACCGGACCTTCACCCGGAATAAAGGTATCATCCATATTCTTTTTACCTATTTCTACCAGCATGTCTATAAAGGCAGGCTCATTCATTAAACCTATAAACTTATCAGTAGCAAGCAATTCTTTCAAATCATCGCCTGCGTATTCCGTATAAGCCCTTTTCGATAATTCGATATTCTTATCATAATCTACACCATAATCCTCGTGCAGTTTGCGGTCGGCCTCTTCGCGATAACGATTAAACTCTACAACTTCAGCTTCTTTTATCTGTTTCTCAAATTCGACATATCTATCAACTATTTTATCGAATTGCACACCGGACATTCCTGCTTCATGCGCACCCGCTGCCATTTCATTGAAGAATTCTTTGTTTACTTCCTGTCCTTCGTCAAGCACCGGTACTTTGTACCCTTCAACAGTATCCGGGCGGCCTAATTGCTTATAAAAGGCACTTACCTCTTCTGCCGGAGAATCGGCAGTAGGAATCTTCGTACTACTACCCATCTTAGAAAATAACTCGCTATATCCCTTTGCAAGTTCTGCTTTGCTCTGGAAAGCCGATACGGCACTAATATGCTCTTCGGCAATACCTTCTTTCCAATCGGTAGTTCCAGTTTCTGATAATGTGTCTTGTTCTGCCATTTTGTTATTCCTTTATAATCTTTTTATATGCGGTTTCAAAATTTGATAAACCATTCGCAAAATCAGTAAGAGACGTCCAGACTATTCGAGATGCCTCAGTATCGTTGCAATCAACTTTTTCAATATATAAACATTCATTTGCATCGATATTGAAAATAACTCTTTTGTGTCCCATAGTAAATTCTAACATAATCTCATTAGCATCCCTGTTTTCATAAGACGGATACTGCGAAATAACCAAATCATTAGAATCTTCTGATTCGTTTGTTGGGAATATTTCCGACACATCATCTTCACATCCAACTATAAATATTAATAATAATAAAACAACTATCGTCCTCATTACTGCTTCTCCGTCTTTTTTACAAACCTCTGACGCTTTTACTTTTGCCTAAAGCCGCTACGATGCGGTCGATACGCCTTTCGAGGGCAGTTATGCGGTTCGCTTGTTTGCATATTACGTCCCTGTCTTCTTTTAATTGAACCAATATATATTCATTGGAACTTTCCTCTTTTGTTTCTTCAACTTTCTTTGTTTCTTTCTTAGCCATTTTTAATACTCCATCTTCATTTCTGTCAACTTATTAACGAATAAATCTATCCGTTCCTTACTCGACCTTTTCTCTATCGGGTAACTTCCCGTCCAGCCAAGTACGATCTTCATAAAATTCTCAACTGCCTGCTCTTCGGGTGTATGAATCACAGCGAAGAATTTAGCCTCAGTAAGCATATTGGCAAGAGTTCTTTTGCCTGCACCCGAACCCAGGAGGCAAGTTCTTGCATCGGTAACAATATGACTATCTATTGACATTCCTTTTCCTATGTAAATATTCTTGACTTTGTACCAGAATAAACTTTCCCACACTTACATTCATAAACATATTCTTTTACTCCATCAGTACATCTCAATTTATTCCCACAATCACAATCAACCTTAAATTCATATATCCCCAAAATCCATATCAATCGCCACTTTATCCAATGCAACCATGTCTCTCTCGGCGACTTACTAAGTTGGCATTTAGTCCGACGAAAAATTGTAGGATATGCGTCAAGCGAATCTATGGTTTCCTGACTCACTCCTACATCTATTAACATTTGTTTTGTTATCATTTCTCTTAATTGCTTTCCTGTATCTTATCTGTATCTGGTAATACTCCAGTAGTTTGAACTGCCATACCACATTTTGGACAATCTAATAGAAAATTAGCTTGAGGCCAAGGCTCTCCGACAATGACCGTACTTTCACACATTAAAGATACGGTGCCGTTTCGATATGCCTTCCGGTGTTTAGTCATTATTTATTTTTTCCTTTTTCTGGCAGGCAACTTTTTACCTTTCGATTCCCTTAAATGCCTCTCGAGTTCTGCAATAGTCATACCTTTGAAACGAACTATTTTGCGTTTTTTCTTTGCCATTATTTTGCCTTTTTCCGTCTTCGCCTTAATTCCGCACCCATTGCTCCTCTTTGCGCTTTTGAGACTATCGGAGTATGCTTTCTGTGCTTGCTTTTTTTAGGACAACCTTTTCCTGGCATTATTTGCTCCCCTTTATCATTGGCATAATTGCAGTGGCTACATCCATAGCACAATCTGAAAATTGTTTATGTGTCATTACAAACACAATTTCTTCATCAGGAGCTTCATATCTTAACCGTCTTTCCAAAAATACTCCTTCTAAGATTTCGTGGACAAGAGTAGTGAACCTACGGTGCGAAGAACTGTCTTGGGCAGTTCCTACTACAATCTTCTGGCTGCCTGTTGAGCAAGAACCACCCCACCGATTCTTATCACTGTGGACGCTGTAAGTCTTTCCACAGATATTTACTGCTTTAGGTAATTTTATTTTCATTATGCTACCGCCTCCTGTAATGCCTCACCCGCACTTCCGGCTTCCGGAGCTTTTAACAAATTTGGCGACTTGCCGGCCTCTATCATCATCTGTTGCTGCTGAAGTCTTGCAGCTTCGGCGGCCCTTGCGTCCCTGATTGCCTGACGCTTTTCTTTTGAGTTCATCGCTATTTGAGGATAAGAACCGGCTTCTACGATAATTTCCGCTAATTCGTCTTTATCGATAACATCTAACATTTCCGGTCCTAACACGGCGGCGGCTTCCGAAAGATTCCCTAAAGTCTTTTGGATAGGCTCTAATTCTCTAATCTCTCTCTGGGCCTGTGCTAAGGGGCCGGTCAAGATAAAGTTAATCCTGCCGCCTGATTCTATAATCTCGTCTGGAACAGGAGGCATACCGGCCTCTTCAGTGAAAGAACCTCGATGGTCTTCAATATCAGAGACTATATCGAATATACTTCTTAATCCCTCGATATAAAGCATATCGACCTGTGCAATTAAAAGGCCTGCCTGCTCGCTCTTAATTGCCAGGATTTCCTCTCTTGTAGCTTCACCGGTACGCCCTATAAATGCGTTAAAAAACTTAACCCTGAACTTGTCCTGCATCGATTCTCTGACTTCTTCGCGTTCTTTTGCGCCGACCGGATAGTTTATACCGGAATTAAACGTAGTAATAACACGCTTCGGATCGTCATAATAATTATTACCGCCGGGGTTAGTTCTTACTCTGCCTCGCATCTCGACAGGGACATTCCTGGCAGGCTCTACAGCTAAATGGGCCGCCGAAATCAAAGTCTTGGAAAATTGATTCAAACTAAAAACTTCGGTCATGGCATCGGCAGCCGGACTCCTGCCATAAACTTCGTCTGAGTTCTTTCTGAATCTCCATGTCGTATAAGGACTCGTATCAAAACCGGAATCTCTAACTATCTGACCGACCTTGCCTCTATCGCCGCCTTTTGATTCCATATATATACTTCGGAACTTCTTATTCCTTGCGGTTCGCTTGCCGAAAACTATCTCGTCATTCGGATATACGGCGTGAATAAATTCATATTTCTTTTCAGGATGCTCTTCGGAGTCTTTTTTTAATTGTTCGGAAACCTTATCTTTGAACTTTTGAAAAGCACTTCTGGCAGTCATTTCAAACTTTCGATGCCATGTATCGACTTCTCCGAATCGATTCTCCGATATGAAGACTTCTCTCGGATGAACAGAAGTATGTGAGATTTTTCCAGTACCTATAACTTCTTCAGTGAATACCGTAGCAGTTCCGATAGAACCGCCGTCCCTCATCCACTGCGGCAGCATTGCATAAAAATTACCTCTGTCAAAAGCAGAATACATCTTTAAATCGTAAATTTGCAGCCACTCTCTTACGCGATCTATCTTATTCAAAAGAGGATTGTCTATTACGCTTCTAAACCAGCGATTAGATATTAAAAGGCCCTGCATACCGTCTGCCCATGTATTCAATGCACCTAATGGAGAACCATCATATATACTTGTTCCGAGATTGCGGCCCTTATCATTAGTTGCAGAAGACAGAATAATATCCTTTCTTCTCGGATTTACAAATTTTCCAATATCATTCCATAAGCCGGTTTCGTAAGGTTCACGGACAGTCTCCATCTGCTTCTGTCTGAGTAGTATTTTTTCTTCTATAGTTTTTTCAGCCATAATTTATTCCAACAAGAAATCCCACAATCCACCTGGATTCGCTTTAATAAAATCCATAAGCTCCCTGTCTTTTTGCTTATACTTTTCGAGGTCTTTTTTCATTTGTTCATGTATTTCTTTTAATGTCTTTTCAGCCATCCGTAATTACTCTCCCACAATTCCAAGTATAGGACTCTTAGTTCGTGCAGTTGCGCCTAAAGTATCTACTTCCGTTAGAATAGTACCCAGTCTGCCTCTGAGGCCGCGCAATCTCCTGCGCTCGGCCTCGCCTTTTTGCATAGCTTGTAATTCAACATCTTCCGGCGTAGGCACAGGGTCGGGGGGAGGTGGCAATTTGGGTTTCGACGGGCCGCCGCCGAGAAATCTTACATAAGGCCTGTCGGGGTCGTATTGGAACCAGTATCCGTTTGTTCGCCATACCTTAATTATCATTAAAAACCATCCATTTCTAAAGTCCGTAAGTCAATGGTTCGTACGAATCACTTTCTTCTCCGGCTAAAATCGGAACCATTCCTATCTGATAATCATGCAGATTCAGTAAAGCCAGTTTAAGATAATTTACACAATGCCTGTAATGGTCGCCGCCAGTACCGACTTCTCTATACCTATAGACTCTATCGCCGGTCTTTTCGTTAGTCTCTAAGGTCTTGGCTGTATTACAGCATTCCTTGGCAAAAACCTTAACTTCTTCGCATTTACGCGGTATTTCCAGTTTGCCGCTTCTTATCCATGTCTGACTGCCATCCATTGCCTCAGTACGATGTAAAGCGTATATTCCGCTCTCTTCGTCGGTTTTTAAGAGATTCCTCTGTTTGTCGCGATATTCCACGCCAAAGACAGTAACCCTATCCGCTCGCTTAGCGCACTTTTCCTGAAACTTTCTAAAGCTCTCTTCGTAAGGTCTTAGACATACAACGGCACTTCTGACATTAAATCTTTCGACTAAATCGTATAGCGAATCAAACCCCGAAACTCTCGCCATATAAATTATCTTAGCCCCGCCATTTCTCTTCTTCTCCGCTATGATGACGCGGTTTGTCTTCATTATATCGGCACCCATCGCAGTGCCAGCAGTGGAAGTCGTAGCCATTTGGTAATCACCGCAGCAATCAAATATATCCTGCTGCCTTAATCTGTCTTCTATGGCAATATATGGAAAGCCTAAGAATCTATTATAGAACAACCCCATCTTGCTGGTATCGTTTTGAGCCTCATCCCATTTACTCATTACTATATTGAGATTACAGTTCGGTGTTATAAAATGACTTACATGGTAACCAGATATACCCTCCATCGGATGCTTAGGGTTATAACGATCAGGAAATTTAGCTACATATTCTCCATGTCTTGGGTAAATCTCTTTGCCACATTTAATACACGCAAGATAAGGAATGAATCTTGAATCTTCTTTTCTGAATTTAACAGAATTAGGAAATTCTTCCGCTATACAAGTATATTTATTGCAGGATTCGCATTTTATCATACGAAACTTCTGGTCGCTGAGACTAAAGACCCTGTGAATCCCAATATCGGGAATAGTTGGAGAACCTAAGTCAACTTCTTTTTTGAACGCCGAGTTCAGCAGGCGGTCGAATGTCATCTCGGCCATATCATCATCGAACAAATCTCTCTCATCCCTTACAATCTCATCAGCTGGTGTAGACCTTACACTTGTTCCATCTTTCTTACCCTCTATCAAAGAAGTTGCACTTGCTCCTAAAAGAGAAATAAATGCTTTGCCAACCTGTTTTATATTGACACTATTAGTTTGCCTAAGATATTTTTTAATACATGGATTGTTGGCTATCAACGGGCCGAATCTGGTCTTACTGAAATTTTCGACAGCTTCTTTCTTTGGAAAATAGTAAATCCCGCCCTGTGGATATTTACCGTACCTGACAGAATGTATCATTCTTAGCATGAACGCCGTAGTAATACGCGCTTGAGTGCCCTTCATTACAGCAATGTAACGAGCCTCATCACACATTATATCCTGCATGTACCCGCAACCACTAAGAGTGAATGTAGTACCTCCCATAAGTTGAATCTTATTCTTAACAGCCCAGTAACATGGGTCAACCATCATCATTTCATCTATATCAGGTGCTATCATATAACTTACCCAAATTAACAATTAAAGATAACGGTAGTCGGAAATTTGGAATGTGGGATATATACAGAGGGGGATGGTACTGTATTCACGCACCAGCAGACGAACCCCTCCCCCCACCCCCTTCCTTTTTCAAAATAGCATTTTCTTTTCATTTTAAGCGAATCCTATGTCTTTCTTGCTACTCTCTAAGACCCTTAAGTCCATAAAGCACAGTATTAGTGGTACTTTTTGGACATCAACTAATGGATCGGTGTAGGTGTCAACGGTTGCTGTCAACTTATCTTTATTGGCCTTTGACAATAGTAATATTGTTGGGTTGTTTGTGTGGCTACATATCCATTCAGCGTAAGCCTTATTTATCTCATCAACTATATCCATCTGTTATCCATTTAGATTGATTACAGGGCAACCTGGTGCGTCTAAGCTATGCTGTGTCAGGCGTTGTAACTTAGCAAGTCGCCTGCTCTTAATAGCCATGTTGCGGTAATGCACTTGTTGACGCTTAGAACTACTATATCCGTACCATGAATAATACACTGATTCGCACATTCTATTTTATCCTGTTACATAAATTGAACTCACTTACTGTTGTGGTGGCACATAGCCTACCATCATAGGGTTGTGGCTTTGCGGTTCAGGCTCATCGGTCTAACAGGGGTCTTACTCACTGAAGCCTTTACAGGACATCCTCGTGCGTTTCCTGATGTACGTTTTGGGGTTAAAAATGCACTATCCTTATTTTTAGCCTCTAAACGCCGCTTACGCATGTACTCCCGTTGATAATCTGTTTTAGCCTTACCTTTTAATGCCATTTTATCCTGTTTCTCCTAACTCGTTATTTGTTAATAACTTAAGGTTAGACTTGGCTTGAGCTTTAGCATTTTCTATCTCCTCGGCTGTAAGTTCAGGGGGCGAATCATCAATATTCCTGATATTGTCCGTAAAATCGGCTTGAGACTTACCCAAAAGCTCACTGGCACGCAATCTATCGCCCATATTAGCCTTAGTATCAAGATATACTGTTGTCCAAAACTGCTGTCTTTCGGCTTTATCTGCGATATGTTCTGTTTTTGTTTTGTCATCTATAGTTTTGATGGCGACAATAAGTTGAACATTAGTAAACAATTTCAACCCTGCACGTTCGCTGTAATATTTACTATATCCACCCGCTTGCAATGCTCTACTTTTGCATCTATGCTCACAAAATGCTGTTGCTATTGCTCCAACTGTGCTTTGGTCTTTTATGCTTGGCATTTTTTCCTTTTTCCAGGCAACAAAAAAACACAGCAGATAAGGTGGTAAAGCCCTTTACCGGCTGTGTTTGATTGTTCTTGGCGCCCTCAAGCTGGCCTGCTATCGGGCGAACCTGTTTATTTAGTTGTTAATTCAGGAGGTTTTTGCGGATTCCCCGCAAGTATGTTCCTCCGTCCTCGCTTCCATAGCATCCAATCTATCCGCAGCGTCAGCAAGCTGCCTGTATGCTCTAATCCAGTGGTTGTTGGGAACGGCCTTAGCATTTTCTTCAGCTTTCTTGCACAAATTTTGCAATTCCTCTCTTGTAAATTCTTTCATCTTAAAAAGTCCTTAAATGATGATTTACCCCTTTATGTTCCCCTTTTTCAACACTCCTTTGCTTCTTTTTCTCAACGCTCATGTTGCGGATTATAGACGCGTCCGTTCAAACTGTCAAGATAAATGATTTATTTTTTTGGAAAACGTTTTAATATGCTTGAGCGGGCAAGAAGATGTAAGGGGTTTTTCACCTTTGCACTGAAAGACTGAAATTACCAATTCACAAATTCCGAGAATTCGGGGGAGTCTATTATAGCTTGCTCAAGCTCGCAATCATCTTGCGACTTGCCAGCCCAAAACCAGCTAATCGAAACCACACCTATAACTATTGCTACGATAATCGTATTTCGTATTTCTCGTATTTCCTTTTTATTCATTGCCTATCTTTCTATTTTCATAATTCTTATCTTTCTTCATTCTGCATTTTAAGCTATTATCCTTGTTTTTGGGGTGATAAGCAAGGTTTCTTATCTTTGGCTAAAAGGCTTTAGGTTCTTCGAAGGCAAAACTTCGAAGGCAAAAAAGCTACCTTTTCTATGATGATCCACTCATTACTACTAATCATATACTAATTTATAACAAATTAGTATATCTTCACTACTCAGGCAAAATACACAGTTATACCATCTGACATATGCGATTCAATTCCGTCCGTGAAATGAAAATCTTTACCCACTCTCAATACAATACTATAGTCAAATTTCTCTGCCAAGTACCAAAATAGTCGTCTCATTATTTTATTCATAACAGTCATTATCCCCGGTCCCGCCCAAATAATCAAGGGAAAATTTTTATTATTTCTCAAGATTTCTCTTGACAACGCCGATATATACTGTATACTATTATATAGTAATATCAACCTTTTTAGGAGACTGGAAAATGAAAATTACAATCAATCACAACGGTTACCACGGTTGGCATAGAGTTGGGATAACTGGTGAGCCTGAGGAGCTTAGCAAGGCAGGGAGCTACCGCGTAATAGTATCCGCCAGGACAGCCCGACGGGTCAATAATACGGTCTGCGGTCATGCCGATTGTCAGTGCGGCGAGGCAATAGCCTCAATACCCGATGATCTCCGCGATACTGATTGCACAGATCAAGCTGTCTATTATCCCTCGGAGGACGACGGCAAGACTGGTGAGATAAGTGGCAACTACCCGCAAGGCTCTTAGGTTGCTCCGAACGGCGGAAGACTGAAAAAATTCTACAAAGAAAACCCTTAATACAGGAGATAGGAAAATGGAAACTAATATGAATGCCGAAATACATACAACGTTAAGAACCAAAGGTCAAAAATTGATAAACGCAGCGCGGGCTTTTTGGAAAGTACACCAAAAATTGGCTGGACCAAGGGCAGTAGTGTGGTTAAAAGCTACAGATGGCCATTTTATATTATTCACAAGGTGTGAATATTTAGAACGCATACAAAGCGTTATAAACCCAATAAGCGAGGAAACTCCCCTTGACGAGCCTTTTATAGAAAAGACTAAAACTGATCTCCCTTGCGTTATCGATTAACCCCTTAAATCGTTCCGGAGAAGCCCGTTTTGCGCAGTTTAGCCCGAATACAGGCATAAATGACAATTTAATAGTGGACTGAAAAGTCCGGAAAGTGAGGTAATTATGAGTTATTACAATTTACGAATAAGCTACAATTACACCGTTGCAAACAAAAAAGAGGAAGCTGAAGTTCTTAGCGCTTACGAGGAAGCTGGCAAAGGATTAGAATTGCTGCCTTATTTTGAAGTAAAAGAAACAAGCCAACAAACAAAACAACAGATTGATGATGACTGTAGTCAGCGAACGCCCGAACAGTGGCTGGAAGCTGTACCAAGTCTCACAAAATTAGAGGCGATACTGACCTCCTATTATTGGAGCGTAGACAATGTTGATCAATCCCACATAGATTATTTAAATGCACATTTAGACGAGATCAAAAACAAGTATAATGATTCCGCAGGTGACGAGTGTGCCTTGGGCGGAGTCTGTTTCCTCGAAATTACAGAAAGTGAGGACAAAAATGGCTAAAACAGAATCTACATATATGAGAGTTCATAAAGACACGTTAGAACAACTTAAAAAACGACTCGCTGAATATATCGGGAAAACCGGTAAGCTGATGAGTATGCCGGCTTTTCTTGACGTACTCTCGCGGGTCAAACTCAAGGATTTGCCGGAAAAAGATTCAAGTTAATTGAATCCATGTATCCATTTTTCCATCTCAAGTCTACTATCTAAATGGCCGCCAAACAAAAGCGCGGCCCCCAATACTAACCCTGGATGATTCATCGTCTCAGAATGTTTCGACATATCTGAAACAAAAGAAGCATATGCTTGAGTTGTTTCTCCATCATTAACATATTCTATCGCTCTATCTTTACACCATTGTAAGTGCTCTGCTCTATTCATTACTTTGCCTCGTTTTCAAAATGTAATAATCCCTCTCTCAAAACTTTCAATTCAATCTTTGAGTTTCTTATTTTCAGCTTCAAGTTGTTTGATTTTACCCAAGGCCATTTTCACTTTAGCTGCGTAAGTTCTAAACCATCCGCCGCTAATAACATGCCTCCCATAACTTGCGAGCATACACAGATATTCAATATCAGATTCCACAAATTCAGCCTTGATTTTTTCATTACGTATATCATCTTCACTTTTTATTCTATCTTTTGCTGTTTTCAGTTCCGCTTTAAGGCTGTTGTTTTCAGTCTCAAGCTGCCCAATATAGCACCCCTCTTTATGTCCAGCCTCATCGGTCTCAAAACATTCTGAGCAACCGCCCGACTCCTGAAACTCGGTTGCTTGCTCCATCCATGCGTCAGATTTCTCAAGTTGCTCAATCCTTTTCCCCATTTTTATAATCGTTGCCGCGTTTTGTTGCTCTGTTGTATCAGTCATTATTTCACCTGTCCTTTCTAAGGCCTCAAGTGTTTTTGCAAATCAATAATTGTATAAGTTCCTTTTTTTCTACAGGCCTTCGAGCAGAATTTATAAATCTTTTCATCATCTAAGTCTTTATAACTCCCAAACCACGACCAGTTTTCATCCCAAATACCATATCGCTTGCATATATGACATTGATGTAGTTGCCTGCCCTCTAAGTTCTCTCCCAATACCAATTTCAAGGGCATTTCTTACTCACCGCCTTTCTACTTTTTCAAAAGGAGGAATTTAAGAATATCCTCGAAGAAAGATGTTTCTCTGCTATCGACGACTATCTTAATGCCGTTGCTCTCGACCTCTATTTTCATAGGCCTGTCCAAAATAGCTTCGATATGGTTCGGATCGTGTATTATCACTTCCCCTTTGTGCTGTTTGACTCCACAGCCCGCGCAGAATAAGATGAGCATGATAAGAATTGTTAGAATTGTTTTCATTTCTCTCAATCTCCCAAGACCTCGCTTTCCACTAAACTAAGACTGTCTATAAAAGCTATGGGTTTATCATCTACAACAACCAACCTTGGCAAAGAGGCGGAAATATTATCAAACATAATTTCGCCAATATCTTTAGGCAGAGAATCGGCATCTACTTCAAATTCAATTTTAAGTGATACTTTCATGGCGACCTCCATAACTTCCAGCCCTTACGGCGATAATGCGAGCAACGCTTAATTTCAGCTTCATTAACCCAAGCATTCTGCATGTCACAATTGACTGGCTGGTAGTGTGTACGAGCAAAGAAAGCACAATGCTTACAATCCCTGCACCGTCTCGGCTTTCTGCGTAGATAAGACAATAGACAAAAAGCCATACCGATAAAGCTAACCACAATAAATATGCCATTGATAATCATTTTGGCCTCACACTTAAAATTTTTACTCTTCTTGGCTTTCTTTGTGTGCCCTTACAAGCCATTCATAAGTTTCTTTTGTACCCAAGATAAATTCGCCGTGCGGTGGAAGTATATCCATATAAGATAGAGTATCAGTAACTTCATCAATGCCGCCATTCCCATAAACAGAAAACCATAAATCATTGTTTTTTGCATAGTTAAGGAACAATCTTAAATAATCTTTGCGTTTTTTCATTTTATCCTCGCACTTCAAAAATTCTTATACTAACGGTTTAGGTTCTCCGTATTTCTTTGCCAGAATATAAGCAAGTCTGCGTGGCGATATTCGCTTAAACTGCTTAGGAATAATCCCCCATAAGTACCCCACCCATGCACATATCTCACTACATGCCCAAGCAAACTTGCTTTGGATAATAAATGGTTGCATGAAACTCAGGATATATCCATAGTCATACCTGCCGCCGATAAGTCTCTTTGCTTCGGCAAGCTCTACTTCATACCGCTCAGGGTCAACTTCGACCTCGATATATTCCCATCGTTCAGGATGTTTAAGAACTTTATTGGCAGGAGCGAATCTGACACCGTTGGCATCACCTCTTGTAGTCGATGAGAAGCATTGGCCAAAATAACTGCGTCGAATACCTTTTTTTGTCATAAACTCCAGTGATTCAAATCTCCCAGTTTCGTCAGGTATCCAAATTTCCACGTGGCTAAAATTATACTTCAATACTTTCCAGTTGTAGAAACATCCAAGTAACCACGTCCAACCAACAATGAGTTTGCCAACTCCACGTTCACCTAACGGAGTATGAAACAAAAATCTAACTTTCATTTTTCATTTGCCTTTCGGAAATTCGCCAAACATTTTTTGCACACATGACACTCTTTTATATATTTCAGATTCTTATTTGAAGCAAATATATCGCCCTTTTTGAAATTGCGGCTACAAAGCGCGATAACTGGTTTTTTATTATCAAAATATATATGTACTTTTCTCGTTTCAGTTCCCATTTTTATCCTTTTTTCTTTTCCAATTTTCCGTTACCCTGTTTAGAAGTGCCGTCAAAATCATTATAAAAAACATACCCAACATACATCCCAAACCCAGCATTTCAACTTCGTTTCCGCCACAGGCGGATTTCGCTTCACTCAACATTTTTCACCTTTCGGCCTCTATTCATTATGGCGACAAATCAGAAAGTTCGTAATATCCGGCTGTAAGTGTTTCTATTAAATAAGGAGTAATTTCGTGTGCGTCTCCCGTTCCCAAGCCACCGAACTTTAAGCCTGCTGTTAAGCCGCATTGTTTTACAATTTCCCACATTTTAGGATGGTCTTTATCCCCTTTTCCCTCAACCATGCCTATTTGTTCAGGATGGCCACAAATGACTTTATACGGTGCTTTTGGGGTAAAAAAACCAAACCAAAATCCGTTTTTTAGTCTCATACTCAATGGAACTTGGGGATTCCGTATAAAAATTGTCACTTTTTCATAACCAGCCTGTTTACACTTTAATAGAAGCTCTCTTGTTTTTTTAGTCATTATCAGTCTCCTTTTTTGTTTTCGTATCTTCTCGCCCGTGCTTTGCGCCGTGAATAAACGCCATTATAAACGCAGGCCTAAAAACTTTATCGCAAAGAAAATCAGCGTGTTTTTCGGCTAATACTCTATATTCCCTTTCTTTTCCCGATGATAGTTCTGTCATTATAATCTCCTTAATTCAAATGAATATGCTTGTATTTGGTTTTTAGTTCTTGTTTACTCATTTTTTACCTCCACGCAGTTTGTCTTTTAATTCTTCCAACTCTTGCTTGAATTCTTTCAACCGCCCGCCGAATACATACATTGTCGATAATGCGGCTATGCACGAAACGGCGGCAAAAACCAAAGCCCAAATTTCCAGCTTCATTTATGAAATAACTCCTACTGTGTTAGTAAGCCATTCAATGGCGTCATGTACTTCAGCAGGGGTAAGCAGGACGGCATGACTATCGCTATCGTCCGATAGCATAATTTTT